TTCAGTTCCAGCATCGGAAGATTTTACAGATGGTTCATGGTCAATATATGACTTAGCTTTAAGAGAAATAGGTATTAATGAAGATAGTAAGAAAGCATATATCAGAATAAATGATGAAGTAAAAGAATTTGAATTTATAGGTGGAACAGCTGGTGGTGAGAGTTTATCTGATACATTAGTTGTTGGTAATACAACAGGAGCAAATGACATTATTGTTGATAATGATAGACTAATTAAAACAACTGATACTGGATTTATTCAATTTGGTGATACTGGTGCTGACCTTAATGCTATAATAATTAATAATGGTGGTGATGGTGTTACAATTCCAGCAAATAGTTTTGGATTTAGTGGTGTCGACCCGTATTGGACTTCACAAGTTGTAGATATTTCTGGTATAACAGATACTATTTCATTAGACCCACAAGGTTTAGGAAATGGAACTGGTATATTATCAGAAGATACTACTAATAATCAATCATCACAATTAAATATTACACCAACAGACCAATCATTAAATTTATATGATACAACTTTTACTAACTATAATGTTGGATTAGAAAACGCTTATTTGTCATTTTCAAATGCAATAAATTCTAAAATAGTCGCTCAAAATATAGCTGGTATTTCTTCAGCAAAAGTTGAAGTTTCTGTTGATTTAACGGTTGATAAATCACAAATTGATATATTAGCTGATACAACAAATATGTCTTTACCAGCATATGCTGATGATGCTACTGCTGGAACTGCTTCATTAACAACTGGAACATTATATCAAACTGATGGAACTGCTGCATCACCACTTAATGTTGCTGGTATAGTAATGATTAAACAATAATAAGAATAATATGTTAAATAATAGTCAATTAAATAGATTAGATGGTATAACGAAACTATATGTTGATACGACTATATCTGGTTTAACTATGAGTGGTGGTTCAGGAACTTCTGGAACATCAGGAACTTCTGGAACATCAGGTCTTAATGGCACATCAGGTGTTAATGGCACATCAGGTGTTAATGGCACATCAGGTGTTAATGGCACATCTGGCACATCAGGTCTTAATGGCACATCTGGTGTTAATGGAACATCTGGAACATCTGGTGTTGATGCTGGTTGGACTATAATAGTAAAGAGTGCTAATCAAGATGTAACTAATAATGCTACTCTACAAGATGATACAGATTTACAATTTTCAGTAGTTGCTGGTGGTCATTATATGATTGAAATGTATATTGTTTGGTCAGCAAATGATGCTACAGGAGATTATAAATTTGATTATGCTCTTTCTGCTGGACTTATGTTTGGGTTTGGTGTTTATTGGGGTAATGGTCAAACAACCGTAACTAGTGTTAACGCATCAAATCAATTAACATCAGCTGATATTACATTACAAACAATCTCAGGAAATGTAAGTGTTATAATACCGATGAAGATAATCATAACTATATTTGTAGATAGTAATGCAACATTTAGTTATAGGTTTGCTAATGCATCAGCAGGTTCAGGAAGAATATCACGAACTTGGAAAGGTTCGATTTTAAAATATAAAAGAATAGATTAATATGGGTTTAGAAATTAGCAAAGGACTTCCTCAACAAGTAATAAATGAGGACGACACAATTAGCACAACAGATGCGAAGAAAATTCACATCAAAGGAACGGATATTGAATTACCTTCTGTTTACGGAAGAGCATCATTGATATGTTCACAAGATGGTTTAACTATATCGGTTTCCATTAAAACTTATATGGATTATTACGCATACAAAAACACAAGTGAGTTAATTACTGACATCAATCAATTATCATTTGATTTTGTGATTTTAGAAACGGAAACACAATCGATTGATGTGGCATTAGAATATGCTAAAAATAGATTTATCGAATTAGGTTATTTTTGTGAAATCAATTAAAGAATAAAATATATTTATATAAAAAATGAACAATAATAAATGGCTGACAAAGATATAAAACTTAGAATAGACGCCGCTGTAGATAGTGCAGAGGCAGCAAAATCATTAGGTCAATTAAGGAAAGCGTTACTTGAAATACAAGAACTTCAATCTCAAGTAGGTGAGACTTCAGGTGAAAACTTTGATAAGTTAGCACAAGCATCTACGAATGCATCTCAGAAATTAGCTGAGACAAGAGATGCTATTGGTGACATTCAAGATAAAACAAAAACATTAGAAGGAACACCTGTTGAAAGATTAACAGGTTCATTTGGTTTATTAAAAGATAGTATTCTAAATTTAGATTTTGATAAAGCTAAGATTGGTGCTGATGGTTTATTAAATGCTTTTACACCAGTAATAGATGGTAAATTAGCTACTGGATTTGGTGGTATTGGTGGAGCACTTGGAAATCTTGGTGGAGCTGTTAAGAGTTTAGGTTCAACATTTCTTAGCTTAGGTAAAGCATTATTAACAAATCCTATATTTTTATTAGCGGCTATTCTTGTGGCTGTTGGTGTAGCTGTATATAAATTGTTAGATAGTTTAGGTCTTATAAAACCTATTATGGATGCTATTGGAGCTGCTATTGGATTTGTTATTGATGCCTTTAAGGCTTTAACTGACTGGTTAGGTTTAACATCTTATGCTGAAGAAGAAGCTGCTCAAGCATCACTTGATGCTGCTGAAGATAGAAAAAAAGCTATACAAGAAACAACAGCTGCGCAAGAAAAATATTTAAGTTTAGTAGAAGGTTTAACAGATGCTGAAATAGAACTAATTGAAAAGAAAACAGGTATATCAATTGATAATGAGAAATCGTCATTTGCTGTTAAACAAGATAGTTTAATGGCTCAGAATGCTGAAATAGAAAAGCAATTTGATGCTCTTGATGATTTAGAACGAGCTAATGGTGAATTAACAGATGAACAAATTGAACAATGGAATAAGTTAGTTGATGAGAGAAAGTCTACAAATGCAGCTATTACAGAGAATAGTATAGCTACACAAGTTGCTATTACTGAGATAAATAAAAAGTCAGCTAAAACATTACAAGACTTACAATTAAGAAATGTAACAGATGAACTTGATAAAAATAAGAAGCTTCTTGAAATTAATAAAGATAAAGAATTAAGTGACTTAAATGCTCAAATTACTAAGGCTAAAAAATTAGGACAATCAACAAAAGAACTTGAAGAAGCAAAAGTTGAACTTGAAAAGTTTTATAATAATGAGAGTAAAAAGGTTCAAGCTGAGGCCGCAAAGACAGCTAATGATAATTATAAATCAAGTAAAGGAAAAGAATTAAAAACTTTAATTGATAATGAAAAGGCAAAAATATCAGTTACTGAAGAAAATACAGGTGAGAGATTAAAAGCTGAATTAGCTTCAATAAATGCTATTGAAGCATTCCAAAAGAAAAATAGAAAGGCTTTAGAATTATCCGAGGCTCAACTTACTATTATTATACAAGAGAATATAGACAAGAGAGCTAAGCTTCAAGAAGACTTTGATAAAAAAGTTTTAGATGCTGCTAATAAAGTAAAATCTACACAAGCTGAATTAGATATATTAAGAGCGACAACAGAAGAACAAAGATTAAATGCTACAATTAAACAAGTTGAGGCTGAAAGAGATATAAAATTATCAAATTCCGAATTAACAGCAGATGAAATAACTAAAATTGAATTAGATGCATCAAATAAAATTGGAGAAATTAACACACAATTAACTGATTTAGAAGTTGCTAACAATCAAAAGAAATTAGATAGTGCAACTACGGTAGCAAATACAAAACTTTCACAAGCAGAATTTGATGCAGCGAGAACAGAAGGAACATTTGAGGCAGAAGCAGCAGAGATTGAAAATATAAAGAACTTACAATTGGAAGCTTTAGAAGCTGATAGACTTGCTAAATTGAATAATAAACAACTCTCAGAGGCTGAAATAGCAGCAATTGAAGAAGAATATAGACAGAAGAAAAAAGAGGCTGACGAGACAGCTTTTGACGCTACAAAAGAACTTACGGAGAAGACAAGGTTACTTAAGATAAAAGAATTTCAAGACGGAGCTGAATGGGCACAAAAAGGAGCAACTGCGGTTCAACAAATAACAGATGTTTTATTCGCATTTAAGAAAAACAGAGCTGAAAAAGGTTCAAAGGAAGAAGAAGCACTTGCTAAAAAACAATTTAAGGTTAATAAAGCATTACAATTAGGAATGGCGGTTATTGATGGATTTAAAGCAATCACAACATCGTTAGCACAGGCACCTATTGCTATTGGACCTATTCCAAACCCAGCAGGTATTGCTTCACTCGCATTCGCTGCTATTACAACAGCGACAAACATAGCAAAAATTGCATCATCTAAATTTGAGAGTAGCTCACCAGCAACAACACCAGCAACACCAGATGTAGGTGGTGGTGGTGGAGAAGGTGGTGGTGGAGCAGCAACATTTTCACCAACACAATTCTTCGGATTAGGTCAAGGTTCGGCACAAGGTGGTGGAAACGGTGCTGGAGTAACAAAAGTATATGTAACAGAAACAGATATAACTAATACACAAAACAAAGTAAAAGTTATTGAGAATAGAGCCGTTGTTGGTTAAAAAATAAATAAATAAATTATGAAAGGAAGACTTGCTAAAATTGATGAAGATAAACTACCAATATATGAAATAGTAGTTGATGATAATGATGAGACAGGTATATCACTTATATCATTAGTAGATGAGCCAGCAATTGCCATAAAAGGTATGGCTTTTAATCAAAATACAATGATGTCTTTTAAAGAGATAGATGATAAACAAGTTATAGTTGGACCTGCTCTTATTCCAGATATAAAAATATTAAGAGAAGATGAAAAATATGGTCGTTATTATGTAAAATTTTCAACAGAGACTATAGAAAGAATGGTAGAAAAATTTAATAAATACGGTTCAAATAGAAAGATTAACATAGACCACTCTAATAAAATGGTAGATGCTTTCATTATGGAAGACTGGATAGTAGAAGATGAAGTTTATGATAAGAGTAGGAAATATGGATTTGAAGTTCCAAAAGGAACTTATATGATAAAAGTAAAAATAGAAGATAAAGATTTCTGGTTAGAAGAAGTTAAAGGTAATGGTAAGTTCGGATTTTCTATTGAAGGTATATTAGGTCAACAATTAATTAAACTAAGTAACTTCGCAGACCGAATAGACATAGACATCTATGGATATAAACCACTTTACTTTCATATATGTCCTGGAGCAGTAACGACTTTTCAACACCTCGTAGATATGAAACTTGATGAAGAAACACAAGGTATGGTAAGGTCAGCGGCTCAAATAGCAGATAATGTTTTTAGAATAGAGGCTGATGTCTTAAAAGGTGAAGTTAGTAATCTTCAACAATTAGATGAAGCTATAATCTTAGTAGAAGATTTTAAAGACTTAATAGAAGAGATAGATGAAATAACAGATATGAAACATAATATAGATTACATGGATGGACATATAGAAGTTATAAAGAAATATCTTCCAAAAGTATCAATAGATGACTTAGAAATGGATGATTTATTAAAGATTTTTAATTTAAGATAAAAAAGTTAAATTGAATTTTAGAAAAAACAATACTATATCTATTATAGTATATAAAAAAATAAATAATACAATGAATAAACAAGAGTTAATTGAGAAAATCAAGACACAATTGAAATCGTTAGTATCATCTGAGGTTAAATTCGCTGAACAAAAAGCCGGTGACAGATTAATCGTTACACCAGATGAAAACTTTATGATTAATTCGGAGGTATATTTGAGAGACGAAGAAGGAAATAATGTTCCTCTTTTAGATGGAGAATATATATTTGATGATGGTGTTAAGATAGTTGTAGAAGCTGGTAAAATTAAAGCAATGGTTGAACCAGATGGAGAATTAGCAGAAGAAGAAACTGATGATGTTGAAGTTGAAGAAACTGATGATGTTGAAGTTGAGGCATCTGAAGATAACAAAGAAACACCAAAAGAAGATGCTATGGAGAAACTTATGGCTAAAATCAAAATGATTGAAGAAAAAGTTGAAGAAATGGCTAAGAAATTTGAAGAAGTTGAGATGGAAAATGAGAAAATGAAACAAGAATTTTCTAAAATTGCTGAACAACCATCAACATCTAAGATTGAACCAGCAGTTGCTGAATTCAAGTCTTTAGAAGAAAAAGCAAACTCTATTGGAGCTGTAGACATTATGGCTATCAGAGAGAAAGCAAGAAGAAACAATAGGTAATAAACCACAAAAAAATAAAATAATATAAAATGGCAACATTAAATTTAGGAAGTTTAACAAAATATACAGACCAATTGTCTGGTATTTTATTAAAAGAGGCAGTTTTAGTTGGTAACACTTTTGATTTTATTTCAGTTCAAACTGGAATTAAATATGCAGATAGTATTAACATATTAAATAACACTCTTATCGCAGCTGCAGGTGGCTGTGGAGCAATTTCACCAACAGGTTCAACAACTCTTACACAAAGAGATATCACGGTTTGTCCTGTTAAAGTAGAAGAAAGTATCTGTGTAGACGAGTTTGAACAATATTGGGTAGGACAATTAGCAAAAGAAGGTTCTTACAATGAATTCGCACCAGAAGCATTCAATCAACTTTACTTAGCTAACAAAGTAGAAAAAGTAGGACAATTTGTAGAAGATATCTTCTGGAAAGGTTCATTATCATCTACTTATGGTGGTGGTAACTTGGCACTTTGTAACGGTATGTTACATATCCTTGAGAACACATCAGCAACAAACTCTGTAATCTCTACAACTTATTCTGGAGCATTCACAACAGCAAACGCGTTAGATATCGTTGACGCTATGATTGCTAACATACCAAATGATGTTTTAGATGCAAATGATTTAACACTTTTCGTTTCACACGCAAACTTTAGAGTATTAATGAACGCATTAAGAAACAACAACTATTTCTTCGGATATGACGGAGTTCAAGGTCACACATGGGTTCTTGAGAACTATACTAACACTAATGTTAGAGTTGTAGCAACAAGAGGTCTTAACGGAAGAAACGAAGCAGTTTTAACACCAGCTTCTAACTTATTCTTCGGAACAGACAGCTTCGGTGAAGCAAGAAATGGTGATGGTTTCCAATTCTGGTATGACATCAGAGATAACATCACTTACTTTAGAGCTAAGTTGAAAGTTGGAGCTCAAGTAGCATTTCCTCAGTATGTAGTTATTAAAGCATCATAATTGAGATAAAAAAATTAAAGTGGATGGGGTGAAACGCTAAGGAGTAGCCCCAGAAGCTTAGAAAAATTAATATAAATAAAATGAGTTGTGTATTAACAAACGGATATACTTTAGGATGTAGAGATAACATCGGTGGTATTCAGGAGGTTTATATCGGTGAATATAATGCTGACGCATTAGTTTATTCACTTACTGCTTCTAATGTTATAGATGCTTTCGCGGGAGCGACCGTATCTTTCTATACATTTGAGCAAGAGATTGAAACAGGTTCCTATACCGAAAATGGAGTTTTCAGCACGGAGAATGGAACAGCCTTCTACGAACAAACGCTATCTATTACGCTTCATAAACTTGATGCTGCTTTAAGAAATCAAATCTTATTGTTAGGTCAAGGTAAATGGAGAATTATAATCAAAGACCAAAGAGGTGTTTATCACCTTATGGGTTTCCAAAATCCAATTAGAGTTTCGGCTTCTACACCAGGATTAGGTAAAGCATATGGTGACTTAAATGGTGCGGTTATTACTTTTATGGGTAAAGAACCAGAACCAGCTTACATCGTTGCATCTGCTGCGGCTTTAAGTGTAATTTCTTAAACAATATGTATTAAGTATAAAAAGGTTTTTCATATTCTTATTCTTATCCTTTTTTCACCCTGTCGTTCTGATGGGGTTTTTTTTTATTTAATACTTTGGAAAAAATAACAAAGCGTCTATTATATAAAAAAAGATTTATTATGATAAAACTTAAAGAAGAATTTAT